GCTCCACATAGTCAGGATGTGCAGGGTCAGTGATAAACATACTGTGTTCGCCACCGACACCATCAGTCAGTGTTGACTCGTCTGCTTCCCACGCATTGCGGAAAGTACGGTCTGATGGAATGTCATCTGCTGAAACGATCTTGTATGGCTTTCCTGCCGGTACATCTTTCTCTGCGATTTCTTGGATGGTGTGAGTCAGTAAACATTCTGGCGCAGGAATTAAAACAGTGATTCCGCCATCATCTTTTTGAAATATGATTCTTTGATTCATTTCCATCACCTAAATATCGCTACATTACAAATATCAATGTCGTACAATCCGCCATAAATTCTCAAACGAACAGAACTTGTTGCATAATTTCCCGCAGGAACTAAATCTCGTGTATATGTTCCAATGTTTTCATGTCCAGATGCGACGCAAGAATAAGCAACATCTGGCATTGATGTTGAAAAATTCATCGTGTAGTCTCCCGTTCCATTGTCGCCAACAGATGAAACATTCCCACTACCATTAATCGGTAAACTTGGCCCAGCCCCGCTACCTTGAAACTTCACCCACGCACGACAGCCATACGCTGTGGCGGCTGAGCCGTAGCCGGAGTTGAATTTGAGATTACCACTGGAGTCGATGCGCATACGTTCTGTAAATGAACCAGTTTGTCTGAAGATCATATCCGTGGTAGAGCCTATACTGTCAAAGTACATTCCTCCACCATTAGCACTGCCTTGAAACTGTGCGCCGCCTGAAGCATTGGTTATCTTAATCTTGCTACCAGAAACTTCTAAATCAGTAGATGGTGTCGCAGTTCCTATACCAACCCGATTGTTCGTCTCATCAACAACCAGTGTTGTGGTATCTGCTGTCAGAGACGGTGTATCAATCCCTGTTGTACCGTTAATCGTTACTGCCATCTTACACCACCACCCATCTTGATCCTGTTGGTACTGTGACCGTGAAGCCGGTGTCAATCGTGATCGGCCCGGCACTTACCATGTTGTTACCTGAAGTCATTGTATAGTTCTCAGCCACCGTAATCTGGTTTTCCCATCCGACGACAGCCGTGTTACCACCGCCGACAGCACCCCATGCAGCTCCGTCGTATCCTTCAAAGGCATCCGAGTCATCGTTGAATCGGAACATACCTTTGACTGGAGTAGGACGCTGTGCCTCTGTACCGACTGGCAGTGTGAGTGCGCCAGTGGTGCTGAGGATCAGATCGCCGGTCATTGTGTCGCCGGTAACAGATACGAAGTCAGCCGCTGTTAAAGCAACTTGATCCCAAGTAGAGCCGTTATAGATCTTAGTGACGTTAGAGGTTGTATTGAAGTACCAGTCACCTGTAGATACAGGATCGCCATTGCTGTCCACTGTAGGGTCACTAGCAAGAGGGCCTAGGTAAGTAGCATTGAATGAGGCTAGAGCCGCTTCTGCGGCAGTCTGAGCAGTCTGAGCCGCTGTTTCTGAATTAGCGGCGGCAAGTGCTGAAGCTCCTGCATTGGCATTAGAAGTAGAAGCGGCGGCGGCAAAAGCACTAGCACTTGCTTCACTTGTTGCCGCATTAGCTTCAGAGGTAGCGGCATTAGTCTCAGCAGTTTCTGCCGCAGTTTGAGCAGTTTCTGCCGCAGTTTGTGCTGTCTCAGAAGCTGTTTGAGCGGCTTCTGCCGCAGTTTGGGCAGTTTCTGCCGCAGTTTGAGCAGTTTCTGCATTTGTTTGCGCTGTTTGAGCATTTGTTTTTGCAGTTTCTGCATTAGTCTCTGCAGTCTCTGCACCCGTCTGTGCAGTCTCAGCCGCTGTCTTTGCGGCTTCTGCGGCAGTCTTATAGGACTCTACGAGTGATTCGGAGCCTGCGGCGGCAGTAGCAGAAGCTGAGGCGGCAGTAGCTGAAGAGGCGGCGGCATCTTTGTAACCTTCAGCCTCTTGAGTGAGTTCAGTAATGAGGTTGATGGTGATATCACTGTTAGCATCACCGGCACCACCGGGGCCACGATAGATTGCCATGTATCTCTCCAGTTATAGAATAGGGAAAGGGGCCCCGAAGAGCCCCTTAGGCATCCTTAGGCAGGCATCGCAATAACGAGACCAGACTCAGGACGAATAACCTGAACACCATAGAGAGTGTCAGATGTGAACAGTGTAGCAAGGTACTCTTGCTTGTACTGTGTTTGTGAGCGAACACCTACTTGCTCAGCAAGAACCATAGCGTCCTTGTGGAAGAGCATAGCACCTACAGTGTCGACTGTAGAAGCGGTGTTAGCCGCCGCTGTTTCAATAACAGGGCAGTTAGAAGTAACGTAAACGTCGATACCGTACAATTGACCAATTTGGCCATTGTTGACACCACGACCATTAACGAAGTCCGAAGACATGTAACGATCAATACCCATGATAGTTTCACGAGCAGATGGAGGTACAACGATGTAACGGTTGTCCATAGGGACATCCTGATCGTCTAACTCTTTGATAGCGGCACGGAAGCCCGCATCAGTAAACACATCGGCAGGTGCTACAGTGTCAGCCGCATAAGCAGTCAAGCCTGTAGAGGCGTCGATGTAGAAAGAGTTAGAGTGGATGTAGTCAGCACCGTCGCTGTCGCCAAAAGACTTACCAAGAGCAAACAAGTCAGTGTCGACTTGCTTAGCCAAAGCATAACCTGCGTCGTCTGTGTAGAAACGACGAAGAGATGCCAAAGCCTGCGCTTCGGTGATGTCTTCAATCAGACGTGAGTACTCGTAGTGCTTGTCAATAGTGACAGTCACTTCAGTCTCAGTAGCCGCCTGTAGCGTTACTTGAGTTTCAGCCGCTTTAGCCGCCGCAGAACCACGAGTAGGCTTAGGAATGTGAAGAGTGTCACCCTTCTTTCCTGACATAGGCATTTTGTTTACGAGATTGGCAAGAACAAGATTTTTCTTGTATGCCGCTACAATTTCGTCACTCCACAACTCTGGGATAAAAGTTGCGGCTGTAGTATTAGTGACATGGTTTGAACCCAGTGCCATTTTAAAGCTCCTTACAGAATGGGATTATCGTACCCGTTTCTCTGCATAAGCCTGAGTGATTTCGTCAGCCATGCTCATGTAGCGATCAGGGTCTTTTTGCATTAAGTTAATTAAATCAGCACGACGATAGATTTTTTTGCTTGGTGCTTCACCAGAACCACTCGCATTACCTGTAGAAGCACTCTTGACTTGACGCTTTCGCTCAGCCTGTTCGTTCGCTACGGCCTGTGAAGTAAACTGTTGACGTTCTTTCCATGTAGAAAGTAATTCATCAGCCGCTTCGGCATCGTATTGAGCATCAGCCTGTTTGAATAGCTGTAGTCTGATCTTAGATTTAGACACCCATTCTCCAAAAGCCTTGTCTTGCAAGATCTGTTGAAAGTCTGGATGTTTTTCATGTAACTGTGACAATGCAGTCTGTTGACGCATTGCTACACTTAGTTGTTCTGCTTCCTTGATCTTAGGGTGCTTCTCAATGGCATTCTGCATAGCCTTTTCAGGATCAGAGTACCAATCAACTTCGTCTTCTTGTTCGTGCTGAGGGGCAATCTTTGTGTCAAGTTGTGCCTTAACAAAGTCATCAACAATTCGTCTAAGTTCACCAACTTCTGAGGATTGTCGACCTAGTAGCTTTTCAGCTTCCATATGCATCTTAGCAATCTCTTCAGGAGACTTGTTACGATACTTGTCGGGTAATCCATCGTCTTCAGATTCTTGAGAAGTTGCCTCTACAGGTTCCTCAATCACTTCGTTGGGGTCAACATCTTCAACATCAGGGTCTAATGATGTAAACTCTTCTTCTTCGTCTAGTTCTTCGTTTTCACGCTTGTCAATAAAAGTAGCCATAAAACTCCGTGCATAATCGCATTGTGGAAGTAGCCTATGTAAGGTCTGCTAAGAGTTTGCCTTACGCTCTTTCTGTATCTTCTTCTCACGATCCTTAGCCCATTTCATAGTCGCCCCGGGAAATGAACCGCTAATAGGATCAAGAGATACAGTAGGTGGTGACAACATCTTGGTTGTCTGTTCATTACAATCTGGACAGGTTGGCTGTTCGTCAGCGTCTACCCAGATCTCATGAATGTGGTTGTTTACACACTTGAAGTCAAAGCGTCTCAGCATCTTTGAACTCCTTGTATGCGGCCTCGATACCATTCTCGAAACCTACAATTCTTTTGAGAATTTCTAATTGACCTTTACGGTGTAAGAAATCATCATAGTTTTTGACGTACTCTAAAGAATCAATTCCGTCAAGAATGTCTTTCATGTCGGCCATAAAGAGTTTCCACCCTTCACGACTAAACATGTCAAAGTAGTCTTCAAATTGTCTTTCGACGGTAGAATTATCCAATTGGTTTCTCCGTACATTATATAATAACTATTATATCATAAGTTATACAAAATGTCAAGTACTTTGTTGACTTTTTGTTCTAACTGTGCTAGCCCTAGGTTTATTGCTCTGGGATTCCAGTGCCTCCAACCGCTTGAAGAGGTCGTTGAACTTGTGGTTGATTTGGTCTAGGACTTGCTGTAGTTCTGCTTTGGTTATCACGAGGTGTCTCCTTGGACATTAACTCACGTTCTTTTAATAAAAGCTCCGCAGTCTTAACACGACGTTGGAACTCAGCGTTGTCTGGGTCGCCTTTAAGAAGAGCATCCAAACGGTCTGTTTCAGCTTCAAAAGCGGCAATCTGAGCGTCAGCAAGATTTTTACTAGCTCGTGCACGATAATCCTCTGCTTGAGCAGAAAACGCATCTGCTTGAGATTGTGTAAGAGCCATCTGAAGCTGTTGTGCTTGTTGTTGAGCTTGCTGTACTTCAGGCTTAGGTTGAGCGGCCTGACGTAGTGTAGCAACGAGCTCTTCACGGTTAGACAAGTTCATGTTGTCGACAATCGACTCAATCAACGCAGGATACAGCGGAGATTCTGGTGACATTGTCTGTAGTAGTTGTACAAGCTGTGTGACTTCATACTCACGAGCAATAATACCTAAAGAGCTAGAAGCAACAAACTTAAAGTCTTTAGCAGGATAACGCTCAGGGTCAAACTGCATATACCGATAAGCCGCT